GCGGAACGTATGGTGCTGGTGGTGCTGGAGCAGGACGCGCTCCGGGTGCTGGTGGTGTTGGAGGTGGCGGAGGTGGCGGGCCAATAACTACTTACACTGGTGTGGCAGGAACGGTAAACACTGGCGGCGGCGGTGGTGGATCAACTACTTCAACAGGAACAACCACAGGGGGTGCTGGTGGTTCTGGAATAGTTATTATTTCCTATCCAGATACATCCTCAGACATTGCATCATTCTCTAGTGGGCTAGTAGTTAACGGTGTAACCACAACAGGTTCTAATGTTCCTGCTTCGGATACAACATCTTCCTCTGGTAACAAAGTTTATAAATTCACTGCCGGTACTGGCACATTTCAATGGTAGGAAATATGGCACATTTTGCACAACTTGACGAAAATAACATTGTTGTCCAAGTAATTGTTGGAGTGGACGAACCGCATGATGGCGAGGCTATTTATTTTCAGACAACAGGCAAAGTTTGGAAAAAAACTAGCTATAACACTGTTGGTGGAGTACATTCATTAGGCGGTACACCATTTCGCAAGAATTACGCTGGGATTGGGTTTACCTATGATGCACAAAAGGATGCGTTTATTGCGCCGCAGCAATACCCAAGTTGGATTCTTAATGAGCAGACTTGCCAATGGAATTCGCCGATACAATATCCCAATGATGACAAGCGTTATGTTTGGGATGAGCAAACTACTTCTTGGAAAGAAATTGATTGAACAATTTTTTTAACGGCGCGTTTTTTAGTGGGCCATTTTTTAACGCACCGCGCACTTTTTTTAACGGCGCGTTTTTTGAGGGTTCTTTTTTTGACGCGCAGGATACTTTTTTTGGCGGGGCGTTTTTTGAAGGTAAATTTTTTGATGCCGCACCCATTTACGCAACGCAACTTTTTGTCGAGTTAAGATCATTTACTGAAAGAAGGAGATTCTAATGGCGCTCAATCTTAAGGCTATCACTTCTGTCCTGGGTTACCAGCAGATTACCAGCTTGTCCTCTGCTACGGCCTTGACCGTACCCCAGAAAAACATTGGTGGCCTTGCGGGGTCACCCCGTATCGCTATTATTACGCCAGAAACTCAAGCAGTTCGATGGCGAGATGACGGCGTGGCGCCTACCGCTTCAGTTGGAATGCCCCTTGCTGCCGGTGTCACTTTGCAATACGATGGCGACTTGACTCAGATCAAGTTCATTGAGCAAAGTGCCAGCGCGAAGCTGAACATTACTTATTACTCGTAAGGAGCTGTTATGGATTTTCATGGCGAAGGTGGCTCAATGAGCCCCGCAAATTTGATTGAATACATTCAAAAACAGCTTCCTATTGATTTAACCACTCTGGTCAATTTGCAAGCTGAATTGGCTCAACGCCAAGGCGCGATGTCTGCGGTGCAAGACGCCACCGCAGATCGGGCCAAAGCTGCTGACGAATTGGCTACGGCGCAAAATCAGGCTGCGGCTATGGTTGCGTCTGCCAAAGATATGGAAGCTGCGGCCAAAGCCAAAACTGCTGACCTTAAAGCGCGTGAAGCTGCCTTAGCCGACAGTGTTAGTGCTTTTGAAGCCGCCAGCGCAGCGCGTGAAACGGCCCTAGATGCGCGTGAAAAGACATCCGACACTCGTGAGATGCACCAACAGCAAACGCAAGCCAATCTGGACTCCCGCAGCGCGTCCTTGGAAGCACAAGAAGCCGCACTGCAAACCCGTGTTAAAGCCTTTCAAGATAAAGTTGCTGCAATTAGCGCGTAAGGGAATAAATTATGGCCGTTTTTCTCTCCCCTGTGGGCGGCGCTGCGGCCCAATTCTTTACCAATAGCGGCGTAATTCTGTCCGGCGGCAAGCTATACACCTATGCTGCGGGAACAACGACTCCGCAGACCACTTACACCAGTTCGTCTGGAAGTACAAACCACACCAACCCAATTATTTTGGATTCGGCTGGCCGCGTGCCAGGCGGTGAGATTTGGTTAAGTACACTGCCATATAAATTTTTGCTTAGAGATAGCAACGATGTTTTAATTGGTACTTACGACAATGTGTCGGGCATTGGGGCCACAAGCTATCAAGTAGACAATTTTACCGGCACTGGGTCGCAAACTGCGTTTACGTTAAGCACGGCTTCGTTGGGAGAAAACTACACGTTTGTTTACATAAACGGCGTGTATCAAAACAAAAATACTTACGCTGTATCAGGCGTAACAGTAAGATTTTCAGAAGCGCCGCCTTACACTTCTTTAATTGAAGTCATGTACAACTAATGGCTAATAGCAAGATTTCCGCTTTAACCGCCGCGACTACGCCAGTTGCGGGGACGGAGGTTTTGCCTATTGTTCAAAGTAGCGCAACCGTTAAACTTGCTATTTCAGACTTAACGCCAGGTCTTAGCACTATTACCGCAGCTAAAGGCGGAACAGGCCAAACAACGTATGCCGTGGGCGATTTACTATACGCAAGTGCGTCTACAACGCTTTCCAAACTTGCCGATGTAGCTACCGGCAATGCGCTTATTTCGGGCGGCGTAACAACCGCGCCAAGTTGGGGCAAGATTGGCCTTACAACCCATGTAAGCGGCACGTTGCCAGCGGCTAACGGCGGTACTAACATTACAAGTTTTACTTCTGGCGGCGTTACTTATGCAAGCAGCACAAGCGCATTAGCTACGGGTTCAACTTTAACAACTGATGGGTCATATTTAATAGTTGGTGGAGCAACCGTAAGAGATACCACAAAACTTACTGTTGAAACAAGCAGTAATGGCATGACAATTTATGTTGTTCCAAATACAAACGCCGTTGATTTTGCAATTTTTAGGGCAAACGCTGGAACATTATGTGGAGCAATTTCTCGCGTAGGAACAACTGGTGCGGTTGTGTATACAACAACATCAGATTACAGACTAAAAGAAAATGTGGTTTCCATGACGGGGGCATTGGCTAAAGTTGCAGCACTTAAACCAGTGACTTTTACATGGAAAGATGGCGGCGCTGCTGCCGAAGGATTTATTGCCCATGAGTTTGCTGAAGTTTGCCCACATGGAGTAATAGGAGAAAAAGATGGCGTTGATGTAGATGGGAATCCAAAATATCAAGCAATGGATTCATCTGTGGCAATACCAATATTAACTGCGGCAATTCAAGAGCAACAAGCACTTATCACTTCCTTAACCGCCCGTATTACGGCACTTGAATTACGTTAGCTTAAAGGAAAATTATGGCACTCACAAAAACTTCTTTTTCAATGATTCAACAAGGAAAGCAATTTAACAATGCTTTGGATTTTGGTGTTACTGGTGATGGCTTAACTAATGACACAGCCGCTTTACAAGCCGCAATAAATGCCAGCGCGGGCGGCGTACTGTACTTGCCTGCTGGCGTGTATCGTTGTTCAACACTATCATTAGTTGCTAACCTAACCCTTATAGGGGCTGGTCAAAACAACACAATTATTCGTTCAAACGGAACTGTTGTAGATAGTTTTGTTGCGGGATTAAGCACCGACTATGTAACGGTGCAAGACTTGCAAATTGATTTTGCGGATATATCATCTGTAACCGCAACAAGTGCTTTTGGTTTTTTTAATAGTAATTTTGTAGCCATAAGAAATTGCACAGTAGTTAAGTTTAATAAACTTGGCGTAGGGTTAAATTCATGTCGTAACTTTTGGATTCAAGATTGTTATATTGCTCGAACAACTGCTGACGCACAAGGTGTTAACGAAAGCATTTTAACAACTGAAACAAACACATATCAAACTACTCAATATGGATGGATTCAAAATAACGTCTGTGTAAATTCTGGAATGTTATTGCAAGGCGGTTATTTATTTGTAGACAACAATACAGTTGATGGTTGGAGATACGGCGCTGGTATCGGTGTAGCCCAGACAACCTCGACTATCTTTAACGTTTTATCTAACAACCATATCATTGGTAATTATGCGGGTTTAGATAGTGACAATCTTACTAATAAAGGAATTGAATGCTGGGGTGGCGGCACAAGAATTTTTGGTAATGTAATCCGAAGTGCAAGCGGGCCAGGCATATTTGTTGGGGGCCAAAGAGTTATTGTTGAAGGTAATATTATATACAACAATAACACTTACACCGCAGAAACCCCATCTGGTGGCATTGTGCTTGGTTATTATGATGCTACTTATAACTCCAATAATGCAGTATTAGTAGGTAATAATTGTTTTGACACCTTGGCTGCTTCAGGAACTCAACAATACGGAGTGGTAATTGGTACAAATGTTTCTGGTGTCTATATAGCCGCTAATTTTTTAAATAATAATAAAACAGGCGCAATACTAGCTATTTCTAATCTTAGTTCTAGTTATATTGGGACAAGTTATACAAATAGTGCAACGGCGACATTAGGAACTATTGCAAACGGCGCATCTAATAACGTAAGTATTACTGTTGCTAGTGCAGCGTTAGGAGATACTGTTACTGCATCATGTAGTGTTGACTTGCAAGGGATGTCCATATCTGGCTATGTATACGCTGCTAACGGGGTTACCGTTGTTGTAACAAATAACACTGGGTCATCTAAAACTTTAGCTTCCGCTGTTTTTAGGGTTACAGCCTCTTCCACACTTGTATAAATTCCAGCATAATGCTGAAACAACGTACTGGTGCGATCACCAGGGATTCTATGGAATCGAAAAATGTCAGATGAAAACCTAGCGGTAGTAGACCCCGCGCCGGAACAGGTAGCAACGGCTGTACCTGAAACCGAAGTTATTGCGCCGGAAGCAGAAGCACCCAAGACATTCTCGCAAGAGGAACTTGATGCAGCTATTGGAAAACGCCTCGCAAGAGAGCAACGAAAGTGGGAACGGGAACAAGCACAAAGGACTGCGGAAACGCAAACCTTGAGGGCTCCGGCAGCACAGTCTGTCGATCAGTTTGAAACGCCAGAGGCTTACGCCGATGCGTTGGCCTATCAAAAGGCCGAGCAATTGATCGCGCAGCGCGAAGCGGCCAAGCAGCACTCGCAAGTTCTTGAGAGTTATCACGATAAGGAAGAGGAAGCCCGCGCTAAGTATGATGACTTTGAACAAGTCGCATACAACCCCAAGCTGCCAATTACTGATGTGATGGCCGATACGATTCGGTCTTCGGATGTTGGGCCTGAGTTAGCTTACTACCTCGGAACTAACCCCAAAGACGCAGAACGTATATCTCGCCTAGCCCCGCTTGCACAAGCAAAGGAAATTGGGAAGATTGAGGCCAAATTGGCATCTGATCCACCAATGAAACGTACGACATCCGCGCCAACGCCGATTTCGCCTGTTACTGCCCGATCCACTGGATCACCGGCTTATGACACTACTGATCCCAGGTCTACCAAGACCATGACGGATTCGCAGTGGATTGAAGCTGAAAGGGTACGCCAGCGTAAGAAGTGGGAAGCGCAAAACCGCTAACTTTTTTTAAGGACTTTTTTCATGGCTAATAGTATCCTAACCATTGACATGATTACTCGGAAGGCTCTCGAAATTCTTGAGAACAACCTGGTGATCACCCGTAACGTAAACCGTCAGTACGACGACAGCTTTGCTGTTGAAGGTGCCAAGATCGGTTCTACTCTGCGTATTCGTCTGC